ATATCATCTTCTAAACGATATAGTGTGTTGATTATTCGTTCTTCGTGTTGATCAGCTAATTGATCTAATATTCGGCTCATTTAATACTATTTCGCCAAGCATATAAACTCCAATACGCAGGACTCAAACTCTTTTGCCCTTTTACCTTTTTCAACACTCCACCCATTCTCGCCATGAAGCTACGTTTTCTTGCTGGTATATTAGATTTGATTTTCATTCCCGGATCGCCGAATCTTACCTTTTTAACATTTTTAGTTTTTTTATCTCTTACAAATACTGCAAACTTTTTTGATTGTCCCGGAGTACGAAAAGGTTTACCAAGTTTGACTGCTCTTCCTTGATACTTTGCCATTACTTTCTTCTTCTTTTACGTTTTGATGCTCTTAAAATAATATCTTTATCAAAGGTTCCTGATCTGCCTCTGCTGATTAATTTGTTAACACGTGCCATTGACCATTGAGCCATGCCGATACGTGGTCTAGAACCACTGCTTAAAAATGCACCTTGCCCTCTACGATACGATGCTTTTAAATCAGCAAGATTAAATAGTTTTGATTTTTTTGCTTTAGCTTTTAAAGTTCTTACAACACTAGCAGATAATGCTTTTCTAAATTTTCTTGCCATTATATTTTTGTCCTACGTTTTAATAAACTCATTGGAATACGTCCACCACTTTTATAAATTGATGACATAGTTTTTAACAGAGAAGCACGAGCAGATCTTTTACTACCTTTTAATCCCTCTAAATATTTTTTTGGAATTTTAGTTTTCTTATCTTTTTTAACTTTCCGTTTCTTCGCCATCAGGTGTTTGTCCTTCAACTTCAGTTGTTGTAAATTGACCTCTAGTAGTTCTGGTGCTATCAATCTCATCATTTATAGTTTTGATTAATTCGTTATCATCTATTACTGCTTCAGCGATTTGTTTATCAAGTTCTTTGTTAAAAGTTTCTGATCTTATGCCACTTGCTTTAGCCATTTGTAAATATTGTAAATCATTTGCCCAATCTCTAATATCAAAGGTATCTGGGTAATCAACCTTACCATCCCAATCTTTATCTTGCCACATAGCAAACAACGACCAAATATGTTCTTCTGCATTTTCTAAATAATCTGCCTTTTCAGATAATCTTGCATTCAATAATTGAAACTCTGTTTGCAGAGCGATACCACTTGCTATCTGTCCTGTTGTTGCTCTTACAGAACCCATGTGAGTTATTCTATCAATGGCATCAATTTTATTTTGAATACATTTCATAATACCATCTAAGTTTTGTCCACTTGGTTGTATGATGTAAGGTTTTAATGCTGGTTCAATATCTTCTGGCATTTCAATAACACTACCAGCACCAGCACTTGCTTCTACGTTTGGTGTTTTAACTAAACTTGGATGATTTGCTAATCTAATTAATTGTTCTTTTTCAGAATAATCATTGTAAATAGATTGTTGCAAATATGCAACATCTGCCAAATCACTAATGCCAATAGGACGTTTAGCACCTCTTAAATTATAAACATTCACTGCTGGTATCTTACGTAAAGGGTTAGGTATTTCTTCTAATAATCTTGCTTCGCCCTCAGCATATTCTTTTTCATAATCTTGTATTTCATACGTTGATATAGTTTCTTCTGTAAAAACTTTTACGATTGCTCTATCTTGATTTATATCTTCAACGATTGCTAAATAATCTAAATAAAATCTACCACTTGATGCTCTTCTATAATTCCAATTAACAACATTCTCTGGAGTATAAATTGACATGTATGGTCTAATGTCTTGTTCAAGTTCTTCTGCTCTTGTTTTTAAATTTGTTTGTGGCTTATCAATAACTACCCAACAGTTACCATAGATACTTGCATTCATTTGCACTTCTCTCATAACAGTATCAAATGATCTACCATCTAAATCTGCATCATTTAAAAAAGATTCTAATTGTTGATCGCCATCTAGTGTACCATAATCTCTAGTCGGAGGAACTCGCCATAAAAAACTTGTATAAATTTGCACAACATTTTTACAATGATTATCAACAGGTGTGTGCCTAATTCTTTGATCGTATTCTTCTGGTGTTTCTAAAATATATCTATGTAAGTAGTATCCGTTTCTATAATCGTTACCACCTAAATAACTACGAATATAAAATTCCCAATTAGCAATGTTGGCATGCCATAATGGGTGTTTTGTTTTTAATGTCTTACTGTCCATCAACTCCACCTTGTTGGAGGGTTTGGTTTAAAATCCCTACGTAAAGGAAAATTATACTCTATCATGTATCCTAACGCATCATTAAAATGGTCGTAACCACTATCTTTGTCAGGCACATGTGTTCCCTCTTTGTATATTTGTCTTTCTATGCTTTTTATCACATTTTTACAAGAATTTAAAATAAACAAACTATGCTGACCTTTTGCATTTTTTAATTTTGCATTTACAGAATTTATTCTATCTCTAACTAAAGGTGCAGAGTTTTTACATTTAACTTCAAAACCAGCATTTTTTAAAATCGCTAAATCTGTTAATCCACCAGCAGATGTTTTTCTTTGTCTAGCACTTGGGTCTGGATAAATCACAATATTTTTTTTATACCTTTGTTTTATTTCATCAACCATTTCATTTGTATTTGATGACCATATTTGTATTTCATCTATAACATATATCTTATCTTTTTCTATAACGCAAACAACAGCACACATTGGATCAACATTAAAATCTAAACCAATATGCAATGTTAATATTTTATTTTTAAATCTTTCAATTAAATTTTTATTCCTATCGAAATTATAATAGATCATTCCTGAATAATTTACGAAAGATGCTAAATATTCTTGCTGAAAAGTACGTTCATCTAAATCATCTTTAGCTTGTTCTATTTCTTCTGGGGGAACTTGCATACCCTCTAACGTAGTGTACTTAAAACTTTTCCATTCCTTATCTGATTGACCTTTAGTGAATAAATCATAAGACCAATTACCAAAACCACGTGGAGTTCCACAAAAGAGTGCATGCCCTTGCGTATCACTTAAAGTTGGTCTTAATACTTCATACCATGCTACAGGGTTGATGTCGCTAAATTCGTCCATAACTAAAAAATCTAAACCAACACCTCTCAAACTATTTTCATTATCTGCACCTCTCAATGATATTCTAGAGTGATTACGTAAAGTGACTGTTAAATCTGAATTATTTACATCTTCAATCCAATTATGTGCTCTGAGTCTATGAACAAGTTCAGTCCAACATATTGACTTAGCTTGTCTGTATGTAGGTGCAACATACCATACCTTTTTATTCGGAAACCTTGCAAATCTAGCAAGTTCGTTGATTGCTAAAAAGGTTTTACCAAATCTTCTTCCGCTGATTAATATTCGGAATCGTGATTTATCATTGATTACTTCTGCCTGTGGCTTTGTATATGGCATTTATGTAAGGTCTGGATTCCATGGTAATGGTTCGCTTTCCTCTGATGTTTCTACCTTATCTTTCATGCCGAGATAATTTTTTGAAAGCCAGATCAACATGGTAGTATTACCACGCATAGCTTTATCAAACATGGCTCTTCTCAATGACCTTTTGCCCTTATCCCATCCCTTTTTTATAGGAGGGTCAAAATTACGTTTTAAAGTGCTTACTGACACACCACAAAAATTTGCAATCTCTTCTCTTGTACACTGCATGGTGGCTAATTTTTCTATATCTTCCAACGAATATGGGATATTTTTTTTTGGTCGCCCAACTTTTTTTTCTGTATCCATCTAATCCTCTTTCCCCTGAGTAAAGGTATTTTTAGTTAATTTTGACTTTTTACCTTTTTTTTCGCCTTTGGTCAATTAACCTTACTTCTGGATATTTACCTTTTGATTTTGTATTACGTTTGCAATACATGGGAAAAGTTTCTAACAACCATTTAACCGCAGTTTCTTCATATTCAACAGTTCTATAATTTTGTATGCCACCTTTCTCAGAATAATATTTAGTTTTCGGTGCCACATAATTAAATCTAGTTACACCACCATCTGCTATGTAATATCTAATTGATCTTTCAAAATCTTCTTTACCATATTCTGGGTTTGTTGATACGTATGCTTTTTTATCATGATTATTTCGCCACCCATAAAAACAAGCAACAATGTATTTTAAGTTAAAAGTAACATTATTTTTCATAAAATATGGGTTAATTACAGGATTTACTCCCCACATATCTATTTTTTTGTCGAGTGATATTGTGAAAGCATTATCTACAAACTCTGTCAAACTGTTTAATTGTATTGTATTTTTGTCATCAACTTTCATAGCAACTAAATCAATGTCATCATCAATACCTAATATGAGTTCATCTTCTTTGTAATAATCTACAATAAAATTACGTTGTGTATTTACATGTTTTGTATTGCTTACAATAATATTTACAGGATAATCTTTTAAATTTTCTCTATATGCCTGTTCTTCATTAGGATTACTTAAAAATATATCTACTTTTGACATGTCAATATCTGTTTGTTTTAGGTAATTAAGTGTTTTTTTTGTAATGGTGTCAGCTCTAGATATTGATGGTATTGCTACTCTAAAATTCATTTATTTTTAATCCTTTCAAGTTCTTCCTCGGCACTACCACATTCTGTCATTTTTTCTCTAAAATATGCTACTATTGATATTCTTTCAGCATTGCCGATAGGTTTAATTTCAGTATTTCCATGTAATTCGTGTACATCAAAAAAGGCAACATCACAGCTTCTTACGTCAACACCTATGCCATATTTAGGTATAATCGTATATGCACCCTTGTAATCCCCAGCTTGTAATACTCCTAAATTACCAAATCCCTCCTTTAAATCCCCAGCATCATAATGACAAGCAGTACGAAAGTTTTTGTTTACTGTAATAGTGGTAAAGGGTGTTTGTGGTATTTTAAAATCTACATGAGTATTATCCCATGCTTTTTTCTGTGCTTCGTATCTTTCTGGTATATATCTTGCAAATAAATCGCCAATATATTTTACATAAGGTAATGTTTTTTTATATTCGTCAAAATATTTGCGTGTGAACTCTGTTGTTCTGCAATAAGGTATTCTTGAGTATCTATCAGCATAACCAACGATTGAACTATATACTGACTTTGCTTTTGGCGAGTTTGATAACGTACCATCTTTTTTAAGAGGATAAAATCTGTTTCCCTGTATTTTACCTACTGTTAATCCGTCAATTTTATCGCCCATTTTAAGTTCTGGTGGTAAAGGACCTGCGGCTTGACCTCTGTTATTTGATAAATATGTTGCTTTTCTAAATGATTTGTATGCTTCAAAGGCAATATTTTGTGGAATTATATTTTTTAAAAATACAAGTAATGTTTCGCCTTTTTCATTTTTGACTATGGTATCGCTATTTATTACAGGATATTTCAAATAAGATTCATCTAAAAAATTACCATGTAATTGCCTTATTTGTTCGTCAGTAAGAACAGGATTAGCTTCTATTGTTCTCATTTTCGATAGCTTTATAAACAGTATCAGTCAAATTATTAGTGTTATATCTTTCTTGTAAGTTTTCTATCATAGCTTTAAATTTAGGCTCTGATTCAGAATTTAAAAATAATTGAATCATTCTAACTTGTGAAGGTATAAAATCTTCAATATTTGCTTCGTTATTTTCCATTCCTGATTGTTCTGGACTTACAAATAACGGATCATCTTGATTAAATATTCTGTTTAGTTCGTTTTGTTCAAATCCTAAACTTTCCAAATCAAATTCTGATTTTTGCAAATCTAATAATTCAAGATTTAATAATTCGTTATCCCACTGTGACTCTTCTGCAACACGATTATCTGCGATACGATATGCTTTGACTTGGTTTTCAGATAAATTATTTGCTATGATTACCGGGACTTCTTTCATACCAAGTTTCATTGCGGCTTGATATCTTGTATGTCCTACAATAATAACATGATCTTTATCAACTACGATTGGTTGTTGAAATCCAAACTCTTTTATAGAACTTGCAACTTTATCAACATGTTGATTTTTTCTAGGGTTTCTTGAGTAAGGTTCAATCTTATTTATTTCAATATTTTGCATAATTACCTATATTCGTTTGCCATTCCTAAATCTTCAATGGCTTGTTGTTTTGTTATTTTACCTTTCTTAATACCGAGATCAATAACATCTTTGTTTTTCAATGCCCAGTCTTTAATAAATCTTGTGACTTTTTTATCACGTATTGCATCAGTAAACATTTGTAACCTACTTTCCTCTTGATTTACAACACCAAAATTTTGGTATTTATCTGGGATATCTTCTTCCCATCTTTTATCTTTTAACCATTTACTAAAATGTGGAATAAACTTTTTTTCTTCTGTACTAGAGCATAATTTATTATATCCCATAACAATAGTATCATCATCAGTAGTTTTTTTGGCTATTTTATATTGCTCGTATGCTCTAAACTTACTGCCTCTTTTGTTGTATAATCTTCCCCATACATTATCGAACTCCTTTGTATATATGGTTTGATTAGAGGTAGAGGTAGGGGTAGAGGTAGGGGGGTTATCGTTGGGTTTTTTTGGACGACCACCTAACTTACCATTAGCTTTTGAACTATCTATTTTTTTTGTTATGTATAAATATTCTTGAAGTTGTCTTTCGTTTTGCCAGTGGCTTTCATTTATTAAATTAAAATTTTCACTCAAAACATCTAAACAAGTTTTTTTTTCTTGTTCATTAAATGCCATCGCTACTCTAAAAATTAAATTTTCTTCGTTTGGTATGCCTTTGCACCTTTTATTCCAATTCCAACATAATAATCTAATATAAATTCCTAATGCCTCGTTGGTCATGTGCTGAGTACCAGCTATAAAATCTTCGGTAAATAAATACCATGCTTTGAGTTTTTCTTTAGGTTTCGAGCTCTCGTCTATAAACATCTTTGCCTCCATTTTTTATTTGTTTATAAAATTTGACTGTGTATTCATCAACTTTTAAATCAAAATCATCTTCTGAGAAATCATTATTAGTTAAAAATTCATCAGTAACTTTTGTTATTGCTTTGTTTTGTGCCTTAACCCAACAACCAATAAATTGATCAGCTTCCTTTGGGTCTTTTGGAACTATAAATGTATGATTGTGGACTTTGACGACGTGGGACATATTTATCTATGATACTCGCTAAATCCTCCAAACAACTTTTAATATTACCTTTTATAATAAAATGCGGAGTATTTAAAGCACTTGATTGGACTTTCCATAATTTTTGAGCATTTGATAATTGTCCTTTTTCGTTTTTTAACTCTACATACAGTAATTTACCATTAGGATATTCAATAACTAAATCTGGTGCACCAGCACGAAAACCCATTTTTGCAAGTTTAAATCTATAATTTACTGATCGTTTACCCTCGTTGGCTATGTGATAATGCCTAAATATATAGATATCTGCTAATTCATTGAGCAAATAATTACAGGCAATCTGTATGTCAGCTTCTTTTGTCATAGGGGGAATCTAACCTAAAATTCCCCCTAGATGTAGTGTAAACTATGGAGGCATACACTACGGAAGCTAATTATTCCCTAAGAAGAAGAATAATACTCATATTTTATGACTATTTTTAAGAATAATCAAGGTTTTTAAGAGTTTTTTTTATGACGATTTTTTGACGATAATGGTAGTCAAAACCCAAAAAAAAAGGTAGGTTTTAAAAATAATAATAATAATAATATGGAGGCAAAAATGACACATAACCTACAAACTCAAACCTTTAATTTTGATGGTAAAACTTTCAAAAAAGGTGTTGATTCATACAACTATTCTGATGCTATGTTTATTGTTGAGCGATCAGAAAAAACATTAATCTCTTACGTTGATGACGATAAAAAAATTATTCATCATGGCGAAATATCAAACCCAGCTGAGTACCTTGAAGATGATAACAGGATACTTGTAAGCAAACGTGGTAATGCTTTAGGTTGTATTATTTATTTGGGGGCAAAATAATGACAAATAAAGAAAAACAAATATTGAAAAAACTTGAGGAAGAAAATTCTCCTATGGAATTTAATTTATTCATGGAAGAAAACAATCCAAATAATTTCAGTTGGGAATTTTTAAAAAAATTTGATCAGCTAAATGCTCAAGTATTTGTTGATTATGAATTAAAAAAAGGAAATTAAAATGATTCATAAATTATTTAAAAAAACCCAAAAGGTATCAATCATAGAGAATGGTAAAGTTAATTATTATTTTAAATTAACTTTTTTAAATAACGATACTGCTGTTTTTGATAACAGTGGTAACGAAGTAATGAGTAGTAAAGTAATCAATAATAATAAGGAGGCTAACAATGTTATTACTTACCCAAGCACAAAAAAATAAATTAGTAGAAAACCATAAAGCACAAGATGGTACGAAAGAGTTTAAGGCAGTAGTAAAACTTTTCAATCCAACAGGTGTCGGTACATGGTATTTATCTGAACTTGATCCAGAAACAAATGTTGCTTTTGGATTATGTGAAATACATGAAAAAGAACTTGGCTATGTAAATCTTGATGAATTATCAGAGTTCAAAGGTCAGTTCGGTTTAGGTATTGAAAGAGATTTACATTTTACACCTAAAACATTGGAAGAGTGCAAAAATGCCTAAAAATAAAAAAAATAAATTATTTCCCTATGGCTATGATCATAGGGAAGTAATCGGTTATTCGACAGATGGTAAAAAAACACCTTTGTATCGAATTAAAAGAATTATGCCTAAAGAAAAAACTAGCTTTAAAAGTTTCTTTAGAGTATCAATAGTTTTGCTTCTAATATGTGGTGGTATGATGCTCCTTGCAAATTGTACCACCGCACCAATCGTGGATAGTAGAGGCAAAAGCTCGGCAAATATTGAGGGGAATGCCGAGCGATATCATGACGATTATTATACATGCGTTGATTTAGTGAAAGACCACACCAATATGGTAGTGGATAAATCTAAATTAGTTTATAATACACTTCGTTGGCGAGTATTGTGGCTTTCGCCTAAATTAACAACTAGACAAGATTTAATAAATAATTGTTTAGAGGGTAGAGGTTATAATGTACTTAATAAATAATAATAATAGGAGGAACTATGACTAATGTTATAGATAAAATCTTCGATAATAGCGAAGATGGTAAACCGAACTATGCTATAGATTTAATAGACGGAACTCGTTTATATACTCGTGGCTCAGTTCTAAATCCAATGCCTAAACCCGGTGATGCGATTAATTTTACAATAATTAATACGAAAACATCGTCTAATGGAAATCAGTATACAAATGTTAAGGATATACAAGTTGCTGATAATCATACAAACCAAGACGACGGATTTAGTCAATCTGCACCAATCAAATCAAATAGTATCAATAAAAGCGATACTCAAAGATTAGATATTTTTGTTACAGGAGTTGTTGGACGATCTATGGGAAGTGGACATTTTTCCGTAGATAATATTAATGAACTTACAAGAAATGCAGTAAAAGCTTTTAATGAAAATCTTAAAGGATCATAAAAAAGCATTTAGCAAATATTGGGGATATTCTGATCAAGATATCCCCATTTGTTGGTCTTGTTATAAAGGATATGCGGTGGATATTCATCATATAGAAAATAAAAAAATGGGCG